ACCCATTTATGCTATATTCTTTATACTATAATAGGAGAAAAAAAAAGAATAGTAAAAATCTAATTAGAGTATGCTAAACCACCCATACCTGAAAGAATACGAAGAACGTTATAATTAGTGGCATAGATATTAATAACACCTGAAAGAGTTCCTGTAGACTTTTTAGCATCAACTGCTAAAACAGCAGTATCAATACGAGACATATTTAAGGTTCCAGATGGTTGATGCTCCTCAGGTTTGAGAGCAAATGAATAAACATTAATGCCTTGATTGGCAGGGATATTAGTGTGATGTTGGAAGGGTTGAACATAATTGAAATAAGAACCATCGCGTTGAGCAAAACGGTCATTTCCATTTAATTGAAGTAAACATCGTTCAAATGGATTGGTTGAATTTGGATGGAAACCCGGTTCAACATTATAAACCAAATTTTTGATAAATAAATCATTTTGGGCAGCAACAGCATTACTCGATGCAGCAATATCTTGGTCTACATCAGCGAAAGCAGGAGCAGATAACATAGCAGGTTTTTGAAGTCCTGTTAAGAAACTTCCATCGGCCTTTACGGTATAGTTGTACCAATGGTTGCGAGTAGTGCTGGAGGCGTATTTAGCAACCCATACTAATTCCTTACAAGGATGATTGAAATTTAGTTTTACACGAGTGGAAGTGCCTGAAGTTCCAGTAGTTAAACTTTCGGAACCAGTGAATTGTAATTGTTCGATTAAATACTCGTGAGATAATTGAGCAAATTTACGACGTTCATCAGTGTCAAGGAAGATGTAATCAACCCACAAGTTAGCCTTCTGTAATTTATAAGTGGTTGATGGGTCAATAGTATCGTTAGCAGTACCTGCTGTGCCCATTTGATATATACAATTGTTATGAGCTTCAAATTCAATCTTGAGTTTTACCTCGTGATATTGAAGAGCAATGAGGGGAAGAGCAAGACCTATGGTACGACAGAACCAGAACTCTAAAGGCACGAATAAGGTTACACCAGTTGAAGTAGTATCACTTGTGATATCCTGATCAGCACCTACCATTTGCTCCCAAGCATAGCGCTTGCCAATCGGAAGAGAGAGCTCATTCCAAATGTAAAGCCAGTCGGAATAATGCTTATCTATTTGCTGACCGCCAATTTCTATGGTTACAGATTTTAATAAGCGTAATCCAATATAATTAACGAACATATTGGAAGCAGTCATTGCTGGTAAAGTAACCTCAAGATAAGCACGATTAATTAAATCGCCATTGCGGGATATTTGACAATATACGGTATTTCCAAAATCAGGGATACCTGAGAAAGTTTGTTGTATCGCCTCCATTGCGAAATTAGTATGACGACGATATACAACTTTGAAGAAAGTAATTTGGGGATTACCAGTTAAATAAACATCCTGAGCACCATAAGCGACAAGTTGAAGAAGACCACCACCCATTTATGCTATATTCTTTATACTATAATAGGAGAAAAAAATAATACTTATTTTTAACTATATAAGCATATTTAAAAACATTAATTTATAGATAACATTTAAATATGTTTAAAGATAAAACAGCAAAAAAACGGGTTTGTTCCAATAAAGATATATCTACATTAGACGCCATGCATAATAAAATTATTACCACGTATTCGAATAAAATTCTGGAAGAGAAAAAAAATATTGAAAAAATAAGGGATTTGGAAAATACCTATAATTGGATAAATTCATTAATCGTTAATTATAATAATGATGGTAATACAAATGATACCTATTATAATGAATTATGGAATAGTAACATTAGAATTAAGGAAAATATCATTAAAATAAAAGATGAATTGAAAGATATCAAAAATTTTAATGAAATTGAATATTATGAAAAAACAAGTTACATCTTATTTAATTATTATGATATGATTGAAAAACAAACGACGAATACCACCAAAATTAAAAATATTAAATATAAGAATAAATCTATTATCGAATCATTCAATTTACTTATTGATAATAATAATGAAAATTCCAATGAAAATTCGAATGAAATCGAAAAGAGTTCATTGGTAGATGAATATCTCTCTATTACTAATAATAATCATATAAAAAAGATTGAATTTGATAATAGGGAGTTATGTAGAAGTTGTAGGAATGTATTGACCTGTCTTCAACACGAGGCGATTATGATTTGTAGTTTATGTGGATATCAAGAACCATTATTAGTAGAGCAAAATAGACCCATATTAAAACAAAATACGAAAGATACATCTCATTTCAGTTATAAGAGAATTAATCATTTTAGAGAATGGTGTAATCAAGTCCAAGGTAAGGAGAGCACAGATATCCCAAATGATATCTTTGAGAAGATTTTAAATGAGATTAAAAAGGAAAAGATTGCTGACACGAAGAAGATTACTTATAATAAAATGCGGGAAATATTGAAACGTTTGAGGATTAATAAGTATTATGAACATATTAATTATATCATTAATAGGATTAATGGAATACCTACACCCCAATTTTCAGCAGAATTAGAGGAAAAGTTGTGCTCGATGTTTAGAGACATTCAAGCCCCTTTTCTTAAACATTGCCCCAAAGACAGAAAGAACTTCTTATCTTACAGCTATGTCTTATATAAATTCTTTCAAATACTTGGACTTAAGGAGTATCTTAAATTTTTCCCATTATTGAAAAGTAGGGAGAAATTATATGCTCAAGACCAAATATGGAAAAAAATATGTGAAGAATTAAATTATCAAGTTATTCCATCTCTCTAACCTGGGAATCCGACTAATCGGAAACCAGCACCTAAGCCAACACCCTGGCGAGCTCCAGCAGAGATAGATGGGGATAATAAGTCAAAGATGGAGAAGACGCAGGCAGCAGTTAAGGCAATCATCCATATCTCATTCACTTGAAGTTTTTGTTTAGGTAGGAGATAGGCAGCAAGAGCAACAAAGAGGGCTTCAATAGCATATTTAAGTAATCGTATTAAAGCCTCCCATAAATCAAAGGTATAATTCGCATCACCGTTCATATTATAAATAGTCTTTATACTCTATATTAAGAAAATAAAAATATATATAAGATTTTTATTTTATTAATAAATAGTAAATATGACTACTGAAGAGACTCTCGTATCAACTAAGGAAATGGATTTCTTGGATGAGGATAAGCCGATTCGGGGACAAAATTATTGTCTTCTGTCATTCCTAAGTCCCGAGGATACTCTTGCTAATAAAGAGGCTTATTATTTCTCTCGTTTTTTGACAAATTTTGGTCGTGATATGAAAACTCTCTTGGATAATCTCGAGAATAAGTATACTGAATCCAAGGATTTGATTGAAACCATTCGCACCAATCACGCTTATCTATTTGATACTAAAGAGATGGATGAGCAATATAAATTCTATAAATCAGTAAATTCTGAGGAAGTTGAAAAGGATTTTTATCGTGAGAATAATTTTACTACTTGTGTTCGAGGCATTAAGGTTCGTGGCGTATTTGACACCGTCGAAGAAGCTAAAAATCGTTGTGAATTTCTCAAAAAGCTTGATAATAAATTTGATATCTTTGTTGGTCAAGTGGGTTGTTGGTGTCCCTGGTCTCCCAATCCGAATGATTTGCAAAATCAAGAATATTCAGAAACTCAACTTAATACCCTAATGAAGCAATACAAGAAGAATATGGAGGAGCGTGACGAGGTATTTGATAAACGTCGCATTGAAGTTCTAAATAAGGCAAAGAAAGAGGAAGATTTGGCCAATACTCTTACTGAAGAAGACCCTTGGATGAAACGCAAGAAGGAGGAGGCTAATCAAGAAGAAGCTAAGGAAGAAGCTAAGGAAGAGGTTAAGGAAGAAGCTAAGGAAGAAGCTAAGGAAGAAGCTAAGGAAGAGGTATCTGAATCTGCTTAAATATTTATTTTTTATCTTTGTATATAATAAAATATGGAGCAAGTTAAGGAAGAGGTTAAAGAAGAGGTTAAGGAAGAGGTTAAGGAAGAGGTTAAGGAAGAGGTTAAGGAAGAGGTTAAAGAAGAGGTTAAAGAAGAGGTCAAGGAAGAGGTTAAGGAAGAGGTTAAAGAAGAGGTTAAGGAAGAGGCTTCATAAATTCGATTATTTTTATTTTTTATATTAATAGATATATAAATGAAAGCGATTGCTGTGTTTCTTTTATTTTTAGGAATGATTTTGATTATTAAAGGTTATTATAGTCACAAATATAATAAGATGGCTACACCTAAAGTTATTGTTAAATATATTCCGAGGAGTGAATATGAGGCTCAAATGAGTGATGACGTTCGATTAGCTGATTTTTATAAAGGTTTGTTTGAAAGTGTTCAGCCAAATATGTATGATAGTAAAATAAATGTAAATAATAAGTAAGAATAATTAAATATGACTATTAATGATATCGGTTTTTTATTATTAAAATCAATGAATAACAATAGTCCAGAAAATAAAGCCAAGTTTTTAAAAACATCAAAGATTTATAAAGATAAAAAAGAAGAGGAGTATAATAAAACACTGGAAGATATTAGTAATTATATAGCCACTTATGAAAATAAAAGAAGTCAAAATAAAAATTTATATGACGAATATCTATCAAATCGATTTAATTTATATATGAAATGGAAAAAATCAAAAAATGTTCTTGATTTAGATAACTTACTTAAATACGAAAGACCTCCTTATGAAGAAATTCCTGATATTTATACAAAGAAAAAACCAAAAACGAAATTAAAATAAATCCTCACCACCATTATCAGTGAAACTTACAAATAAATTTATTAATGATACAAATGTTCCGAATATGTATAAAATAAATTCCATTCCTTTTGTAATTATCTCAAATAAAGATTTAATTAAGTCCCAAATGAAAGTAAATTGTTCAAAAAAACTTTTGATAAATAGACCAGCCATTGAAAATAAATAAAAGATACTATAGAAAAATGATTTGAATATATAGAAAAACATTGAAAAGAAATATAATATCAAATCAAAAACCTGAAACAGTTGAGTTAATACACCATAAATAATAAGTCCTAAATTCGAAAAAAACTCTGTAACAGTACTCATCTATTTATATTAAATCTATTTTTATTATTTTTTATCAAATTAAGATAAAAATGATTTTATTATTACTTCAAGATATTGGTGGATTAGAGAAAAAGCAAAGCGAAATGAGTCTGAATCGTCCTGTGTTCAAGTTGAAAAGCTGTGTTCCTGTGGAGAAGCTGGATTACTCTCGTTTGTCAGAAAACCCGAATGCTTTTGATTACCTTATGGCAAACTCTCATTTGATTGATTGGCCAAGATTCTCCTCTAATCCATCCGACCAGGTCATTGATTATCTGACCCTTCACCCTGAGCGTATTAATATCGGTTGGCTATGTTTGAATTCGAATCCGAGAAGCATCAAGCTCATTGAAGAGCGTGTTCACCTTCTTACCGATACCGATTGGCAAATGTTATGTAGTAAGCCCTATGCTATTGAACTTCTTAAGGCTCATCCAGAGAAGATTAATAGATATTGTTCAAGCTATTTATCAAAAAATCCGGGAATCTTTCACGAGGTGGATGGTAAGATGGTACTCAGGGACTGGATTCCTCTTAATAGATTGGATGTGAATCATCTTTGCTCCAATCCAAATGCGGTGGATTATGTTCTTGAGAATCATTTTAATAGGATTTTCTGGTGGCATTTCTCTTCGAATCCCGAGGCTGTTGATTATCTGCTTCAGCACTCGGAAAGGATTGTGTGGAAGGGCTTCTCATCAAACCCGAGTCCGAAAGCACTTGAGTTTATGAAGAAAAATAAGGAAGAGGTTGATTATGTGTGTTTATGTAAGAATTCAAATCCTGATTCGTTTGAGCTGTTGATGGAAAAACCCGACCTTATCAATTGGCAAATTCTATCCTCTCATCCCGGCATCTTTACCTTGGATTATGATGCAATGCGTGCTAACAATGAGCAATTAGAAATGGAACTTACTACTCTAATTATGCATCCGAAGTGGGTTTTCAAATACCCAGGGTTTGATTTCATTGAGGAGATGTTCGGTGACGATTGAGGAGGAAGGTTAGTAGAAAAGTGGCATTAACATTAGGTTTTTGTCACTTACTTTGATGTATTTTTAGTAATATTATACAAAGATTTTGAGTAATGAGATGAATATAATTCAGAGGATGAATAAAAAGGGATATCATTCATCCTCAACATAAGACCATAAATATCCCTATTTGTATATTTATCATAAATACCATTACAGACTGAAAGACTGGTAAGTAATAATAAAGAAGTTCTCATTATGAATAATTATTACTTCCTATTTCTTTATATATTTGTTCATTTTTATTTAATATTTCCTGCATTACTAATAAATGATTGTTTACTAATTTCAAATCGTCTTCTATATTTGTTAAATTACTTGTTACAACACTTAATTCATTTCTCATATCACATAATTCACTTCTAATGACAGTTAAATCAGTTTTAATATCACCTATATCAAATCTTATATCAGTTAAATCACTTCTAATATCAATAAAACCAAGTCTAAATTCATTCTTTAAATCACTTAGATTATTCATAATATAAACAATCATTATTTATTACTGGCCAATTCTTTATATATCGCCCCTATTTTTTCAATGATGGTATTATTCTTATTTATGGTCTCTTGAATTGCATTTAAATTATTATTTACTGAATTTATATTACTTTCCACATTTACCAATTCATTTCTAATCTCTTTAATATTATCCCTTTGCTCGTTATTAATTTTCCTTAAATCATTTATAATAGCATTCATTATAACTTTTCTATTTTATATTAATATTTATATAAATTAGAAATGGCAGAAAAGGTTTTTCATTTTAATTTTATTGCGTTTTTTTGTGCTTTTGCTGTAGGATTTCTATTTGTCTATCTATCAGCACCTAAACAGAAAGTTATAGTTAAATATCCAACCCCTTATAATTCAAATAAGATTGTTTACAAAAACGAAAATGATTTTTGTTACAAATATGAAGTGGAGGAGCTTAAATGTACTGATAAAGCAATTCCTCAACCGATTATTTAAACCTCTTATTATAGGTAGAAATGGAAATTAAAAAAGTAATTGATAGATTATTATATACATATACAGGACAGTTATTTATAAGTATCTTATTTGGTCTAACATTATCTCTTTTATTTAAAAGAGTTTGTAAAGATAATTGTGTTATTTATATAGCCCCAAGAAAAGAGGAAATTGAAGGCAAGTTATTTAAATTAGAAGACACCTGTTATAAATATAAATCAGTTCAAGTTAAATGTAATGAAAAAGATAAACCAGTGATGTTTTATGATGGTTATGAAAAACCGGATAATCAACTGGAAGAACCAGGATTCTTAAGTAAGGTTTTTTCTTAAGCAATTTCAAATATGGCCGGATTTGTTGCTAACTCATTCCAATATTTTGACTTTCTTTTTTTGAGTAAATGAATGGCATTTGGATTTTCACTCATCATAGTCCAATTAATTTTCTTTGGATTCTTCTCGAGGATATCTATGGCATAAGGATTATGAGATAAGGTATCCCACGAAACTTCTTTTAATTTATCAGGATGTTCTCTGAGTAAATCAATTGCCTTTGGATTTGGATTTAAAGGTAACCTATACCAATCAATTTTATCCGGATTAGCTTTGAGAATTTCAATGGCTTCTGGATTTTCACTTAAACCATTCCAATATACCTTATCTAAGTTTTCTTTGAGATAATCAACAGCACCTGGGTTTTTTGATAATCGAATCCAATCAACTTTATCAGGATTTTTCTTTATGAATTTAATAATTTCAGGATTCGGATTTTCACATAAAGACCTCCAATGAATCTTATCAGGATTGGCTTTAAGAAGTTTGATGGCATTTGGATTTCCAGATAACCATCCCCAATGAATCTTATCAGGATTAGCTTTGAGAATCTTAATAGCTTCTGGGTTCGCTGATAAACGTATCCAGTCAACCTTATCGAGATTCTTTTCGAGTAAATGAATAGCATTTGGATTTCCAGATAACAAATTCCAATGAATCTTATTTGGATTAGCTTCAAGAAGTTCAATAGCATTTGGATTTTTTGATAAAACAACCCAATCAATGAATTCAGGATGTTTCTTTAAAAATGGAATAAGTGCTGGGTTTTTATTTCTACATAAATGGTTGGCATCTATCTCATCAATTTTAATCCAATCGAGTAATTTCCACATTGGTTTTTTCTCCTCTAAAGATTTAAGGATTTCAATCAATTTTTCTTTTTTGAGTTTGGTAAGATTTTTAAATGTAGAATTCTTATTTTTAATGAGTTTAATAATTTCAGGTTTTATCATATCTAAAATCTAATAATAAATAAAAATATGCGTAATTATAATCATTAAATTTATGATTATAATAGTAAAAACAAAATGAATATGACTACTAATATTGATAATATTCCATTAAAAACCAATAAAAATGATATTCAAGAAGATGATAGTGACGACCCTATGGTAAAAGATATCTTAAATGAATTTGAAAAAGAGCTCAAAGTTAATAATCCTTCAGTACCTGCAAAACCTGATTATGTTATCAATTATCCTCAACCACCGCAACAAGCTTGTCCTATTCCAATGAAGAAAGCTAAAGCAGCTACAGGTTATTATAATGAGGAGTTTTTACGTAAAACAGCCATCATAATCATTATCATAGCTCTAATATTCTCTCCTATAATATTTGCGACATTTGTCGAGAGATTGCCTGCTTCTTTTACTGAGATGTTTGATAATTATAATTATTATGTTAAATTAATGATATCTTTTGTAGCAATTTATTTATTATTTTATTATAATTTATTATAATTCACAAATAAAGGTTCAAAGGCTGGATAATGGATGCCATCCGAGTTTAATCCTTGAACACCATAAGTATTATTATCAATTCTAATCTCATTATTGTAATTAGTCATATCATAGATATTTGTTTGTGCTTTTTCCAATAATTCATTTGAGATATAAGGCATTTCAATACCATCATTTGTGTATCGAATGTAATGTTCTGTTATTTCTGTTGTTTTTTCTTTTGGTGTCGGTTTAACATCAGTATTAAAATTTTCAGCATTTTCATTTCTAAAGTCATTTCTATTATTAATCAAAGGTTCTTTTAATTCCACTTGATTATTTTTAATAAGTTTTTGATAATATTTAAAATAAATGATTAGGAATAATAATCCCAATAAGAAACCTATTATTTCATCCACGAGAAGTATAATAGCTATTATAATAATGGCAATGATTAATTGATTGACCTGTGTATGTAATATCACAGGTATTTCAATATCTACCATAATTGAAAAAATTAAAACAACTAAAACCAGAATTCTTAACACTTGAAGTATCATTTCTATTATCTAATTTATAAATATATATAAAATTAATTTTAATTATATTTAATTGATGGTGTTAGAAACAACTTATTTATCAAATAGAGGTTATGCTATTCTTAAAACTGAGAAAAATAAGAAATTAATAAGAGATATTAAGAAGGAATTGACTGTATCTCCTAAAGTTATACCAAGTGGTAATTTTTCGAATGTTAAAGAATATCCCATTTATCTTGAAAGTGATAGTAAGATTTATGTGCCTAAGTGTTATGGCTTATCTACTTTTGGCATTCCACTCAATGATAATTTAGATGAAGGTCTTGATTGTCCCAATCTTGCTTTTAATGGAACAATTCGTGATATTCAGAAAGTTCCCATTCATAACTTCATTGAAGCCGCCACAAATCCTGAGAAATTAGGTGGAATTATAAGTGTTCCTTGTGGATTTGGCAAGACTATTATGGCTATTTATATCGCCTGTCATTTTAAAAAGAAAACCTTATTTATCTCTCATAAAGATTTCTTAAATGAACAATTTATTACAAGTGTAAAGGATTTTGTTCCCAAAGCCAGAATTGGAAAGATTAAACAGGGAGTCATTGATGTGAAAGATAAAGATATCGTAATTGCTACTCTTCAATCATTGGCATTAAGGGAATATGACGCATCGGTATTTAAAGACTTTGGATTAGTAATCGTAGATGAATGTCATCATATTGCTTCTGAAGTGTTTTCAAGAGCTTTCAGAAAGATGACTATTAAAATTACATTAGGATTATCAGCTACTTTAAATAGGAAAGATGGATTAAGAAAGGTATTTGAATGGTATTTAGGGAAATCTATTTATGATTTTAAAGTGGATAAAAATTCGGCAGATATGATTGTACAAGTTCATAAATATTTCGCATCTTCAAGTGAATATAGTTTCATTAAAACCTTTTATAATGGACAACCCAATATCGTTGCGTCCATTAATAATATTTGTAGTTATAAACCGCGCACCCTTTTAATTATTGACATCCTCAAGTCGGTTTTGGAAAAGGAGAAAAATAGGAAGGTTTTGGTGTTATCGGAACGTAAAAATCAATTGAAAGAAATTGAACAATTGATTATTAGTGAAAATATTGCAAATGCCAATTATGGATATTATGTGGGTGGTATGAAGATGTGTGATTTGGATATATCAGCTACAAAACAGATAATTCTTGCTACTTATCAAATGAGTAGTGAAGGTCTCAATATTCCCACATTAAACACCCTAATTCTTGCTAGTCCTATTAGTGATATTCAACAATCCGTGGGAAGGATTTTAAGAGAAAAAAAGGAAGATAG